GGTGCTTTCGTTGTACAAAAAGGAACTTTTACTTCTTACGATAGTATAAAATCTTTAACCCTTAATCAAAGCCCAGTTATTGAAGGAAGTATTCAGGTATTTATTGATGCTCCTGGTGTTCCAAATGCTTCAGGATCTTTTAAACAAGTAGAGAGCATCTTTTTTGCTTCAGGAGCTACTGATAAGATTTTTCAAACTAATTTAAATGAATCTTTTGGTGGCACTATTGTTTTTGGAGACGGGGTTGCAGGAATTTCTCCTCCAGTAGGCTCGACTTATGAAGTAGCATATAGAATTGGAGGAGGTACTAGAGGAAATGTGCAGAAAAGTTATATTAATGCACAAGCTACTGTAGAAATAGATGGGAATGCTGCTAATACCCTAGCAGCGACAGTTGAAAATATTTCTTTAGCCACAGGAGGTTCTAATGCTGAAAGCGTGGATCATGCTAAAAAATGGGCTCCTTTATTCTTTAAATCTCAAGATAGGTTAGTAACTTTGGAAGACTATGTAGCAAGAGCTTCTAGATTTATCTCAAGTTATGGTTCTATTGGAAAAGTAACTGCTGCCGTAAGGAAAGCGTATAGTTCAGCTAATACTATAGATGTGTATGTACTGGAAAGAGCAAGCGATATTCAATTACAGCAAGCTACTACTTCCTTTAAGATGCAATTATTATCTCATTTACAAGAAAAGAAAATGCTCACAGATGAGATTGTAATTGTAGATGGAGTTGTGAGATCTCTTGATTTAGTTATGACCGTTTCTGTAGATAAAAATCTTCTTCCTAGAGAAGAAGAAATAAAAGCAAAGACAAGAGATGCTGTGCTACAGTATTTCAATAATCAAAAGTTTGATTTTGAAGATCCTTTTATTATTTCAGATTTTACGAGAGAGGTATTTAATGCTGTAGATAAAGTTCGTTTTGCAGTTGTAGATAATATTCCTAGTGATATTTATATTGAATTTAATGAGATAATACAACTTAATAATGTTGTAATTAATGTTAAAGGTGTCTAATGGAACAAGTTAATTTTAATATTTTTGATAGTAATCAAAAAACTTACTTCAAAAGAAACTACTCAAAAGCCTTATCTAAAATAATACCATCAATTTATAATATAAGGGATTTTGAAGTAAGTGGTATGGAGATTGATCCCCTTGATTCTTTATTAAAAACTAACATAGATGCTGCTTATGCAATTTCTAGACTTATTCCTGTCTCTGCTACCGCTAATTTTAGTAACATAAATACTATCTCAGGGATTTATCCTTATTTTGTTAAGCAAAATGTGTTAACGAATGTTACTCCCTTTACTTTTGAAAGGGATATTTTAGATCCTCTTAATTTTCAATTAGACGCTTTTGATACGAGTGCTGAATGGAGAAATTATTTACAGACTAACCTCCTCCCTGCTCTTAAGTTAAACTATCCAGCGTCATCTATTACAACCCCAAGCGGGTCCTTTAATGCTCAAACAGCTTTTGGGGTTAATAGCCCAGAAGCATTGCATGAATACTATATTAATTCATTAGGCTGGTTTTATTTCTTAAACACTTCTTCTGTTTCACCTGGAACATATGACCCCTCCTCCTATGCATTAGATAAGTTATCAGAGCTATATCTAGGAAAAGATTTAGGTGTTTTAGATGGGATAAAAGGATTTGAAGAATATTTGTGGAGAAACTATCCTAGTTTACCTGTTGTTTCTTCTTTACAATTAATTCCTACTGATTATTTATCAGGAACTGCGACCTACACTAGTGGAGTTCAAGGGTTGGATAGATTAAAAACTCTTTTAGGAGTTTTATATTCTGAGGGATACGCTGATAATAAAGATTTTAAAGTAAAAGATGCTTTTGAAGCGTTTTTATTATTAGGAACTTTTACACCAGCCGAAAGTTATGCAGGACCTTTTAACAGATTTATAAAAGTACTGGGATATGTTTACCAAGATTTAAACTCTAGTGTAGAAAAGTTGGAATCTCTTTATGAGATAGATTCTTGCCCCGATGAGTATCTTCCTTATCTTTCTCAGTTAATAGGGTGGGAGCTTATTGGAAATGATCCAGATAGATGGAGATCTCAAATAAGAAATGCTGTAAGAATTTATAAATCAAAAGGTACTGCCAAGGCAACACAACTAGCTTTAGATACTCTTTTTGGCGATTCTGGATTTAATTTATCTTCTTCTTTATATGAACTTCATGAATCATATCTTCCTAATTTAATTTATTATCTTTTAGCTACAGGATCTCCTAACTTTAATCAAGCGGGATATAAGGACAATCCTTTTTCTACATGGACCACTAAAGATGCTTTAGAAGCAGGAGTTACTGTTACCGATGGGTTCGGTATTGTTGCGGATTATAGTTTGTCTAGTGTAGATTCTAATATAAGAAGATGTGTAGATAAAGTTCTAAGAGATTTATGGAAAGCTCATCCTACTAATTTTTTATTAGGAAACACTACTTTTCCAAGCTATGGGAGTATTGCAGCCAACTCTTTTAAGTTTTATTATAGAGATAGAATTTATGATATTCCTCCTTTTGAAGAAATTAGATATTATGACAGAGCTTCAATAACACATTCCTTAACTAATACTCTAAAAACATCTTTGTTATCGTTAAATGTTAGTTCTAGCTATGTAACTCAAACAATAGACTTTATAAAATTACGCTCTGTGTCTGCGGTAGGAGATATAGAAGTTGGAAATACTTTTAATTTATTTACATCTGGCTTTGAACAACCCTTTAATTTTACAGACATTCTAAATGATATTTCAAATAAAAAAGCACAATATTTATCGTTATGGAGTGGTAAATCTTCACACTTTGATCTACATCTTAGTGCAGACTCCCAATCATTTTCTACTAAATCTTCAACTCCCCAAACTTCTTTAGGAATTTATCATGCTTTAATAGGACTTAATAAAACTATTCCAGCACATGCTATGCCCAGAGTTAAGGTATTTTTAGAAGCTTTTGATGATATTTCTAATTTCCTATATGCTTGTCCTACTCTGTTTAGTACTCCTAAAGATTTAGTAACATCTAGCACTATTGTAAATGCTTGGGATGGTTCAGGAGTAAATATGCAGGACTTTTTTGCAACTGTAGGGTTGGGGCATGGGCTTTCATCTACTGGAGTTTCTAGAAAATATGTAGATTCTATTACTGATGTTTTATTAGATGGGGATGGAGATACTACTAAGGGGACTTATGTTCCTCGTAATAATTTAAGAAGAAGAAATTTATACAATAATATTCCTAGAAATGGGTTCTTTGATAGAACTGGTTTTAATATGCCTAATAGCTATGCTCCTTCTACTTTTGATATTTTCACAGGAGCTTCAGGAGGAGGAGCATTAACTTTAGGTTATAATTATTCAGGATGTAGTTTTCAAACTACCTTTACAAACGACTCAGTTTCCTCTTTGCACCCTGTTTGGCATCCTTGTGAAACTAGCTCATCGGACAACAACTTCTTTGGGGTTGATACTTCTTGGACTTTCCCTTGGAGGGGAGCAGGACCGCGCCCACTTAAAAGTACTTTAGCAGCAGGTAAGTGTCTGCAATATGTCAGAAGAGAAGAGTTACCTGAAATTATAAGAGTCATGCATAGTGCTATGGAAAAAGATGCGTATAGAAATGCTTATGAAAATTTCAAGTCCGTATCCGCAGACTGGCAAGTTTCTAGTTATTGGAGAGATCCCATACAATCATTAGCTAATAGTGCTTATAATGGGGTGAGTAGTTGGTATGATTATGCTGATTATACTTTTGGGTCAGGGATTCAGGAAGCGTATAATAGGTATGCTAAAGAATTTGGACGGCATGGGACAGCCCCTAACTTAATTACTGGGAAAAATGCACATGGGGGTCGAAATATATTCTCTCATATTTATGGACCTCTTTTGTATAATGGTAACTTAACAAAGGACGGGTCAGCAGTATCTTTCATAGCTTCTTCTTTTACACAGGAGGGTTATCAGGGGCTTGGGTATACTGATATAAGCTCTTTAGGGGCTGATAGTAGTGCAGGAGCTTGTGCTGGGAAGCTTGTTGTGGGGTGGCCTGGAGATTGTAGCGATGGAGAGGCTCGATATCCTTATGGATTTAGTGGAATAGAATTTTGTAGATATGCAATACCTTCTTTTGACCAAGAAATAATAGGAGGAAGTGTAGATTCTGGTCCTAGATTTAAAATGTATAGAACTACTGCTCAATATGGAGAGAATTCTACAGAGATTGATCCATTCCTAACAGGGAAAGGCTTATTGGATGTTCAATGTAGTGGAGATTCCTCCTTTCTTAATTATGCGAGACTTAGGTTTGATTTATCTGCTTTTGGTTCCACTACCACATCAGGAAATCTCCTTCTTCCTGACCATGATTATGAACTTTCTATAAAAGTAGCAAGATATGGTATGGATGCTTTACATAACGCTAAAGTTGGGGTTTGGATCCACACAATGCCAGAAAATAATATGTTTTGGTCTTGGGTTGATAGATCTAAAACCTCTCAATTTGGAAAAGCTTGGAATTATTCTGATACTTATGCCAATGGAGAGTGGGTTTCGTGTTCAGGGGATAATATAGTTAGACCTACAACAGATGGGTATACCGAAGGAGGAGCCTTTCAATTTGGGGTTAGAGATACTTTATGTCGTACTTTTAAATTACCCCCTTCTACTGGTATAACCTCTATTGAAGACCTAAAAGAGAGCAACTTTAATACTTATACTATACCTTTTAGTACTAGAAATAAACAATTTAGAAAATCTGGGAACTTCTTACCTAAACCTAAAGATTATCAACCTGCCTTTGTCCATAGAACAGATCAAAGCTATATTGTAGAGATAATGCTTCGCTCTGAGGGTAGTGAAAGTATCGCTGATACTTTAGATTATGTTTTTGAAAATATATCTATAATAGATAAAACTTTAGAACGCACCACTCTTGATGAATTTAAGGTAGAATATGTTGATAATCTAGGAACCGTTCACTCAGAAACTGTGACTAGAACAGGCATTGACGACTATAGAATTTATTTTAAATATTTGAATAGTATTGCAGCCTCAAGTTTGGGAGATGGTTATGCTACTAGGATAGCAGCAGATAGTTCTGGAATTTTTGAAGCTAGTGGAGGGAGTAGATTGAATTATAGATATCATCCTAATTGGGGAGTAACTACTGGGTATGCTGGTACTTCTCCTGACGGAAATGCGTGGACAACAACTCCAAGTATTTATTCTTTAGTAGAAATGGTAGATGGAATGAGCCCACAGGAGAATACCTAGTGAAGGGAAAAATAGAAGTATATAAGAGTTTTGGTTGTGAAGATCAAGAACTTATTTTGGAGGGAAATAACACCGTTGTAGATGGTGCAGGAGAACTATTAGCTGATATAATGACTGCTCATGCAAGTCTTTCTTCTATTCCAAACCTCTCTTCTATTTTAGATGCTTCTAATTACACTATCCAAGCTATGTCTTTTGGCACCGATTCAAGTGGTTATAGGAAACACGGGCATGAGTGGGGAACCACAGTACCTAATAAAGTATCGAATCAGTCTGTAGCCTCTGATCAGCCAACTAGAATTATAACTATATCTACTCAATCAGATTTAACAGTTTCTAGTTATGACCCTTCTTTTGCTGGTAATATATTACCTTCTTTTGTAACTCCTAGACAAACGAAATTGGAAGAAAATACGCTTCCTTCTGGAGTGGGGGATGGGGTTTATCTATCATCTTTAGCCTCTGGTATTACAGACATAGGGCATAATTTAAATATTATACCTTATGCCTCTTCTGTTTCTGTCTCAGCAAGTTTAGGAGGCATCTCCTCCCTTGGTGGAGTATTTGGATGTTATCCCGAAGGAAGTGGTACAGGAGGTACCCAGTTCTATGTTGTTAGCTCTGATGCTAATATCCCAACACTTACGGCACCTCTATTAGTCAGTAGTATTTATCAAGGAACTTATAATGGATTATTTAATCAAGTTAGTTCTATGGATGTGTCGGGTTTCCTTAATTTTGTAGGTTCTTCTACAACAGATGTTTATCTAGCAGCAGGGTTTTCAGGACTTACAGTTTCTGCTGAGACTGACCCAACTATACACGCTTCCACTACGGGTGAGATTGCTTATAAAACAGTTATAGGTAGTGGTGATTTAGGTACTGCTAATTTGTATGGTGGCATATATAATATAGGATTATGGAGCATGGATTTATGTGCTGCATTAGAAAATAATAATCCTCCTTTTGCATTTACACATACTTCTAATTCTAAAAAATATAAGTTATTTTCTAAAAAGAGTTTATTAGCTAACTTATGTAAAACTAGTGACGGAGTGGATGACAACTCTACAACTTTCCCTGGGTATGATAATTATCAAGATTTAACTATAGTTTGGAGGTTGTTTTTCTCATGAAACCTAATAATAAAATAAATGGACAATTAACAGTAACCAAAATATATGTTGATGATAGGCCAAATGAAATAGTTGTAAATCAAGAAAATATAATTACTATAGGTTTGGCTTCCTTTTTAGCAGATATAATGATGGGAGACTTTCCTCCTGGCACTTTGGTTCAAGATGTTGGATTACGGTGGCTTCAGTTAGGAGCAAGTGCCCAAGATAATTATGCTACAAATTATTTTTATGAATTATCTTCTCCTTATTCCATTTCTGATTATGGTGAGCATACTAGTTTAAATTTTCAAACTGAATATCAAGTCTCTGCTATAAACCCTTTTTATAATCCCCCTTCTTTAACGGAAGTTACTGGAACTTTTTTAGAGTTAGATGACAAGAGAATAAATCCAGTTGATAATGATAAAGTTATTTTTACTATTCTTATAGACGAAAATACTTTGAACGGACAAAATATAACTGAAGCTGGCTTATTTTATAATAAAGCTCAAAAAGATAAAACTTATCTTCTAGAATTAGGAGCATATAAAGCCTTTGGTATGACGGATGGTTCGGGTGTTGTTTCTCCTATTGCAAAAACTAAAGATTTTCAATTACAGATAGAGTGGGTATTATCTACTAATACGGGAAAGGTAATAGATGTTCGTCCTGATGAAGTAGGGTCTAACTATAATTTTTATAAAGCTTCCGTAGCTAATCCAAATGGAAATGCTTTAGTTTGTTATTTCCCAAATGTAGCTTCAAATAATGAACCATATACTAAGTATTCAGATATAGTTACAGAAAAGCAAGATAATATTGAATTAAGATTATTTCAAAGATTATTGTCTAATGGGATATCTATAGCTTCTTTTAATTATAGATTTGTAGATGACAATGATATTTCAGCCTGTAGAGTTTTTACTAGTGCGGTAGACGATAACACCGCTTTACTTCCCTCTTCTACACAACCCTTTAGGATGCCTAGTGGTATTGAAAACTGTTTTACTGATGCCGTTAGCTCTGTACAATGGGCTAAATACTATGGAGCCAGAAACTGGGATATTAACCCTTCTAATGTTTTCACAGTAGGAAACGGAATAGGAGGGAGCTTGGCTTCCTTTGTAGCTTATACGGCTGATTGTAATAGTACTTTAGGGCAAGATTTTGAGGTCTGCTCTTCTCGCGTATTAGGTACTTCAGTAAAAGATGCTGTTACAGATTGGAGTAGGTGGTTTCCTTATACTCTTAGCACCTTCGATTTCAAAATGGCTACACTTCCTAAAGCTATCGAGATGCTTGGTTCTTTAGTGATTCCAGGTGGAACATCTAACTCTGTTTTGGAATCTTCTGCTACTCCTAATTATTCTACTGCTGATTTTATTAGTAGTTCTATTAGTGGGATAGGCTCTACTAGTTCATATATTTTTACAGACGCAGACTTTACACAAGCTAGTGGATTTTATTGGTCTGCTATTCCCGATTTAAAAGCTCATTTTCAATGGAGTGAAGTTCCTATAAGTTCTAAAAAGTTTTGGTCGGCTGCACACCAAGCATCGTCTACAAGTTCTGTTATTGATGCGAATTTCCCAGGTACTTATTGGGGGCATCCCGATAATTTTAATGTGTATGGACATTTTTCCTACGCTGGATCTTCAGTATCTGGGTCTTCTTGGCACACATATCCTACTTATGGAGTAACAGGGACTAATTTCAAACTATTAAATTATACGGACAATTCGTACATAGATATGGGCTCTGTCAGGGAACCCGCTATAAATCTTAACTTTTTTAGAGGGGTTGTCGCCAATAATAAGAACTTGGAAGCTAGTGCTTTTGCGGATACCACCTATAAGAATACTTCAGCATTAGCTAATGATATGCGAGATGAAATGCAAGGAAAACAATTGTGGGAACAATTGTCTAATTATTTAGGACAAAGTTCCCCTTCAAGTGTTTTTACTAATTATGCTCCTACAACATTAAAAACTCCAGGAAGCGATTTTAAAGAAGGGAGTACTAATGTTTTTTCAATTTGGAACTATAATATGGAAGAACTATGTGCTAGAGATAGAACAAATTGGCTTATTAAGTTATTAGCACAATATGATAATTGGTATGATCAATTTAATTAGAAGATAGGTATATATTTTTATGGGTAGATTTATAGAAGAATTAGGAGTTTCTGGATACTTAGAGATCTGGAAGGAATATTCAGATGGTGAGCGGGAGCTAGTCCACTCTGATCACAATACTATTGTGTCTGGGATGGGGGTTGGTTTAGCTTTGCTGTTTGGAGGGCTTGGTTCTGATACTATAGATAATTTTCAAATTAAATATTTTGAAGTAGGAGAAGATGCCCCCACAGACTTTGGGGTAGGCACCTATACTTTGGGGGACGAATTAACTAGAGCGCAATACAATACTTCATCAGTTGCAATCTTTAATTTACCGCAGATGAAAAATGATAATTTAGTTAATGAAGATATGCTTCTTATTCCTCAAGAAATGATAAGAAGGGTTGCTGTTAATTCAGTACAATACACTTTAACCCTAGATACAGGGACGGCAAATGAAATTACTTTAAATGAGATTGGTTTATTAATGAAAAATCCAACAGGGAATATTGGAGAAGATCATCCAATTCTGGTAGCATTTAAGAGTTTCAATAGTATTACGAAGAAAGGGGAATTTTCTCTCATATTTAAATGGACTTTAAGTTTCTAACATGGGATTTCATACAGAAGATGTTTATGTAGCAGGAGGAGATAATAAGATTCTCCATAGTTGGACTCCTGGTGTGGAGAAGTTTGATACTAGTTCCTTTTATAATTGGGAGCAAGACAACATTCCTCTCTATGATTTAGAAGAGAGAACTTATTATCTTTGGGAGAAGTCTGGATGGCCTACCTCTGGGGCTCCTCAAGTTAGTGGTGTTATCTTTAGTGTGTCTGCTGATGCTGAAGGTACGGATGCATTCGCAACAAATACTAATATTTTTCTTAGTGTAAGCTCTGCGATTGATGCTCTCCCAGATATCATTAGATACCCCATTAGAATAGAGGTCGCTAATTTTGGTGTATTAGGAGATTTAGTTCTTAATAACCTTCATTTCACAGATAATGGAGCATTAGAAATTGTTAATAGAAATTTCGCCCCCTATGTTCCAGGGTATTATACAGGAGGCGAAGAGAATGCTTCTGCGGCTGTAAATACGGCTGGTAAAGGGACTGGTGTGGGCTATCCTTCTGATAATACTACGGATTATATAGCTACAGTTTCCTCTGTGGATGTTCTTAATACTCTAAATGATACCTCTTGTTTAGGAATTGCAGGAGTGGTTAATAATGGAGCGGGTGCTAGGGATATTGATGATGTTCGTTATATTACTAAGAATATATCGTTTGCCCAGCTACAGCACGGCATGACTGTAGCTACGGGGAAGGATACAAAAACTGCTAGAATGTCGGCTGGTTTTGCTCATGCTGACCCGTTTGGGGGTGCTGACCGCTTATTTGGAAATAATTACGGATTAACTCAAGATCTTTCAATTTCAGCGTATGATTTTTCTGGAACTACTAATCAAATTACAGGAGCAGATATTTCTAGAGAGGATATACGCAATGGACAGACCTATACTACTGGTAAAGTACCTATTGTTGGAGTTTTTTATGGTAATTTCTTTGATAAAATAGAAGTAAACAACTGTGCTGGAAAAGTATACATTAGAAACTTTGTAGTAGACGGGGCTTCTGGAGTTCAGGCTCCTCCTAGTTTTACTACTGAAATAGGCATCCAAGTTAATAATTCTCAAGTGGTACTAGAGCATTGCGCTGCTAGTAGATGCCGTTCAGCAGGGTTTGAGTTTAATAACAGCGATGTAATTTTAAGTAGAGGAGCTATTGCATATAGAAATTATGGGCTCTCTTCTAATACAGTAGCGGATCA